ATTGATGGTAAGCCAAGAATGGTATGCTCAATACCTTTACAAACAAAATTTATTATGGGACCTATTTGTTGGGCATTGGAAGAAATATTCCAAGATCACTTTCACGGTTATTGTGGTGGTAAAAACTTAACCGAAATGGCCAATAAAATTAATAATTATGCAGCGTTAGGTTTTACCAAAGTTGTTGAAGGTGACGGTAGTGCCTTTGATAACACACAAGATATCTCTTTGAAACGTGTTGATCAGTATATTTATTCGTTGGTTAAACAACATGTTTATCATGTTGATAAAGATCTGTTTTATAATACTGCAACACAATTATATAAGACCATGGATGTAGTTGCAAGAGATGCGGACACAAAAAGACAACATAAATTATTCACCTATTCAATACTGGGTTCAGTATTTTCAGGTGATGCAGATACTACCTTATGTAATACTGTCCGTATGGCCTTATATAACAGATTTGTTAATGACAAAGCCGGTTTGGTCTTTGGCAAGGATTATATCTGTTTTTCAAAGGGAGATGACTTTACAGTAATGTATAAGCCATACGTGAAAGATGATTTCATAAATCAAGCATACTATAAATACTTTGTCAAGGCTCAAAAAGATGTTAGCCAACCTGATACCAGAGTCTTTGGATTAGGTCAGGTTTTAAAAATGCTTGATTTTGGTGGATTATCTAGTATCAAGTTTTGCTCATTGCGTGCTTGGTATAAAAATGACCATGAAATAATTTTAACTCGTGATCCTAAAAAGTTTTATAATTTAGCTAAGTACTCAAGAAAACTTAAAACTATGTCAAATTATCAAGCAGCTTTATATTTAATCCAACAAGCTGAGGCTTTGTTGGCTTCTTATAAAGGAATTGAAATATTTGAGGTTATGGCACGAGCATATTACCTTAGAGCATTGGAGTTTATGAAATATACTACCAATAGAGAACAGGAATCATTTAAACATAAACTCATAAAATTGGAAGCAAAACTAGCCACTAGATCAAAGAATGTTAAGTCTAAATATGTCATGGAAGAAAATATATATCAACGCTTGGTTTACAATATTGGATTCAGAAAAACACAACATAAAATTCAAGGTACATATTGGGAAGCCATGCAAAAGATATATCAAATTAGAACTGATACATTAACAGAGACTGAAGCATTCTTAGTAAATCAGCAAATAGCTGCAGAGTTCTCGGTTGAAGAACTCAAAACTAAATTAGGGCAGAATTATGCAGCGATCTAAACGATCTAATAAACAACCTAAACCTAAGATAATTAATGCCAGAAAGAGAAGAACAGGTAAACGTAGAAGTTTACCTGCTGCTCAAGTTATGTCAGCACCTAAGCAATTTAATACTATTAAAACAAA